AAAAAGCAGTTCCATCTTTTGCTAGAAGTCGAGCGATAAGAGAAGCATTTGCTGCAAGGTTATGTGAATTGGAATATCGAGAGAAGAGTGCCAAGTTAATTGATAAAGCAGATTTAAGATTAAAGCTTGCAAAAATGCACATGGGTTTGCGTGATTCGTTAAAGGCAATCCCTGATCGAGTAGCTCCAATCTTGGCGGCTGAGACGGAGCAAGCGAAGGTTCACACTTTGTTACTTAATGAAATCTCAGGTGTATTGGAGGATTTAAGTGTCAGCAGTTATTGATCAGCTACTAGAAGAGAGTCTTGATTCTCTTCGTTTTGAAAAACCCTTAACTGTAAGTGAGTGGTCGGATAAATACAGACGACTTTCAAGTCGCGCAGCATCAGAACCTGGACCTTGGCGTACTTCGAGAACTCCTTATCTCCAAGGAATAATGGATGCTTTGAGTTCTAACGACCCGACGCAGAGAGTTGTCTTTATGAAGGGCGCACAACTTGGCGCTACTGAATGCGGATCAAACTGGCTTGGCTACATAGTGGATCACGCGCCATCCAGCTGCCTCGTTGTGCAACCAACAGTTGAAATGGCGAAGAGGCTTTCTAAACAAAGGCTTTCAACAATGATTGAGGAGACTCCTCGTCTAAGAGAAAAGATTGCTGCTTCTAGATCTAGGGATGCTGGTAATACTTTATTTTCTAAAGAATTTGTCGGAGGCATGATGTTGCTTACAGGAGCTAACTCGGCAGTTGGGCTTCGTTCGACTCCTTGTAAATATATTTTTCTTGATGAGGTGGATGCTTTTCCCAGTGATGTCGAGGGAGAAGGAGACCCTTGCACATTGGCAGAACGCAGAACGACGACCTTTTCAAGAAGAAAAATATTTATGGCAAGCACGCCGACCATCAAGGACTATTCAAGGATTGAGACTGAGTACTTACTAAGTGACCAACGCAGGTTTCACGTTGCCTGTCCCTTTTGTGGAACTTTTGATTGGTTGAAATGGTCGCAGCTAAAAATGGAAGATGAGAAACCTTCCACTGTTAAATATGAATGCGAACATTGCAACGAGCGCTTTGGTGAAGAGTGCAAAACAGATCTTCTAAGTAATGGGAGGTGGATAGCTACTGCAGAGGGTGATGGGAAGACTGCAGGCTTCCACCTTTCCTCGTTATATAGCCCACTTGGTTGGAAGTCATGGGAAGAAATATGCGAGGACTTTTTAAAAAGTAAACATGACGCACCCAAGTTGAAAGTATGGGTGAACACAATTCTTGGCGAGACATGGGAGGAAGATTATGCCTCCAAGATTTCAGCTAATGCTTTGATGGAACGTTGCGAACATTATGAACCAGGAGTTATGCCAAAGGGAAGCTTGGCTTTGACTGGTGCTGTTGATGTACAAGATAATCGGCTTGCGATTTCGATGTTTGCTTGGAGTGGTCCTTCGGATTGTGAAGAGGGATGGTTGCTTTATCATCAAGAGATTTATGGAGATCCGGGAAGACCAGAACTCTGGAAGCAACTTGATGAAATCGTATTAAGGGAATGGCCACATGCATCCGGCGTTAAATTAAGACCCGATATAGTTGCCGTCGATTCTGGAGGTCATTTCACTTCTGAGGTTTACCAGTACGCAAGAGAAAGAGGAAGGCAAGGAGTCATTGCAATTAAAGGTCAATCTCAAAGGAATAAACCAGCAATAGGACGGCCATCAAAAGTCGATATTAATTACAAAGGAAAAGCTCTTAAAGGTGGTGCTTTGGTTTATCCCGTAGGAAGTGACACTATCAAATCAACTTTATTTTCGCGTTTAAAACATAACGAACCTGGTCCTGGTTATTTGCATTTTCATATGTCTACGACTAGTGAATACTTCGATCAGTTGACTGCAGAAAAACAGGTTAGAAGACATGATCGAGGTGGCTTCGGTCATACAGAATGGGTTAAAAAACCAAACGCTAGAAACGAAAGCTTAGACACTCTTGTTTATTCTTATGCAGCCTTAAATTGTCTATATATGCGTTATGACCGCAGAACCATATGGGAGCAATTCGAAGAACGATTAAACGAGGCTGCTAATCCTACGATTAAAAAACCTCTAAAATCTAAGCAAGCCCCTAATCAGGGTTTTGTTCATAGTTGGTAAGTTTTAAAAAAATGGCTTGGTCCTCAGATATTCCGGCAGTAATTCCGGCAGGGACGACAATAAAATGGAGAGATCCATCTGCAACTGTTCCTTTTGATGAAACGGCAACTAGTGCTGATTGGACCCTGACTTATTACCTTAGAAGTTCGGCTCCCGATGCTCATACAGTTGTCGGGACTGCTCATAATAGTGGATGGGAATTTGTTATTTCAGCAACTGATAGTGCAGGCTTTGATGAGGGAAAATGGGGATGGGAAGCGATCTTAATCAAAGGTGATGATAAGCACAGGATTGGTCATGGAGACATAGAGGTTAAGCAGACTCTTATCTATACAGGAACAGCAGGGGTATTGGAGACACGAACTCGAAATGAAATTGATCGAGATAATATCGAAATTGCATTAAGGAAATTTAATGACGGGGTGCAGGAATACACAATTGGGAATCGAACTTTTAAGCGTGTCCATATGA